GCCGTGCGTGCGGCAGTCGCCGGGCAGGCGTCCGCCACGGACGGGAACCCGGGAGAAGAGGCTGCCGGGCAGGCCGTTCAGCCCCGCAAATACCCGGGCACGTACGATTACCTGGCCGATGGCGTGCAGGAATACAGGCGTCCCCGGCGCAAGACTTCGGTTTCGCTCTTCGCCGCAGGCGGTGTGACCGGATCATCGGGGGCGTCGGGCGGTGTCGGCCCCAATCTGGTGATGTCCGACATATTTGTAGGCGGTACCAACGGCACGATGGCGCAATTGAAATACAATTACAGGGATTATTCGTTCCGCCACCACCAGCCGCTCAGCTTCGGCCTTACGGTGCGCAAGGAATTCGCGCACGGGTTGTCGCTCGAAAGCGGTGTGAACTATACGTTGTTATGGTCGGACGTACGTATGCAGTCCGGCCGCGAGGATATCAGCCAGAAGCTCCACTTCATCGGGGTTCCCCTGCGCCTTAACTGGCAGTTCCTCGAAACCGGGCGTTTCTCGATGTACGTGGGTGCAGGCGGTATGCTCGAGAAATGCGTGTCCGCCAAGTTCGGCTCCAAATCCGTCGACGAACCCAAAGTCCAGTGGTCGGTGGCCGGGGCCGTCGGGGCCCAGTACCGCCTCGGCAATTATGTCGGGCTTTACTTCGAGCCCGAGGTATCGCACTACTTTACGGAAACCACCCTGCGTACATCACGCACCGATTCTTCCCTGTCGCTGACCCTCCGTCTCGGAGTGCGCCTTTCATTCTGACATTCAACTGATATATCCTGTTTGCACGTCCCTGGGACGTGAAATACGACTTGGAGAAGTCCGTACCCGAAGCGATACGGACTTTTTCGTGATCTGTCCGAATGTGCTATTTTATGGCTTAATTATGCTATTTTTTATTGACTAATGAAAATTTGTTCTTATTTTTGTTGAATAAAAGATTGTGAATTGACGCTAACAAAAAAGCACAAGTGCAGCAATCTGTGCACTTGTGCCTTTGTAGTCCCGACGGGACTATAGGTAATGTTATCTCATGAAATTTTGGGGATTGCATAAAGCAACAAAAATTGGCTGCAATGGTGTGTATCGGCATCTTTACGGATGTCATGAAACGACCGAAATATCACCAGATAAAGTATAAGTCGCCAAAAAGTCGCCAAAAATTATTGAAGTAATATATGGTTGTTTATATTTGTATCCGTGCAAATATAACAATTATGGCGACAATTTACTATTCACTCTCTGCCAAGGAGAATACATGCGGTTTACACGAGGTGCTGATTCGGTTTACTCACGGACGCCTTAACCAGCGTGCCAAGACCGGTATTTTCGTGCTGCCTGAATATTGGAGCGCCAAGACACAATCGGTTTCTGTTCCCCGTTACAGGATGATGTCTCCTGCCCAACAAGAGATCGTCGAACAGGCAAACGAGGCACATTCTAAAATCTCGGCATTGACATCTTTTGTCATGCAATCGTTTATAGAGGCAGGCGCAGGTAAGGTTAGTTTGCCTCCGAGTTGGCTCAGGGATGTTATTACGCCTTATTCTGTAGGATTGTCGCAAGATAGGGATATATGGGCACACTTTGAAAGTTACGTATCAAAGAAGGGGTTTTCTGAGCGCCGTAAGATGGCATTCAATGTTCTTATGAGGGCTCTCAAGCGCTACGAGTTGTACAAAAGGATTTTCGACCGCACCTTCACCCTTTCGCTGGGGATGCTAACGCCCGAGGTATTGGATGACTTTGAGGACTTTTATCGCCGGGAGCACGATATATGCGAGGAATATCCGCATATCTATGCTTTGGTGCAGGATTCGAGGATACCACATCAGCGTGGCCACAATACGGTTGTCAGCAAGATGATTCTCTTGCGGGCTTTCCTGAATTGGGCCGCAAACAATGACCTGATCCAAACTAATCCTTTCCGGAAGAAGGAGATAAAACAAGCTGTATATGGTTCCCCGATCTATATCACAATCGCCGAGCGGAACAAGCTATACCATACAAACCTATCCAGGCATCCACGACTGGCGGTACAGCGGGATATATTCGTATTCCAATGTCTCATAGGGTGTCGCGTGGGGGACTTGATAGCCTTGAAACGGAGCAATATAGTAAAAGGTGCTGTTGAGTATATCCCGCGCAAAACGAAGGAAGGCCATCCGGTGACGGTGCGTGTCCCGTTGAACAATCTTGCAAAGGAGATAATCAATAAATACGCATCCCCTGACAATGCAGTACTGCTGCCCTTTATCTCGGAGCAAAAATATAACGAGGCAATTAAAAAATGCTTCCTTGCTGCCGGATTGAAACGCATGGTAAGTGTGCTCAACCCCGTCACCAGGGAGCCTGAGCAAAAACCGCTCTACCAAGTTGCGTCATCCCATATGGCGCGCCGTACTTTCATCGGGAATCTGTATAAACAGGTCAAAGACCCTAACCTTGTGGGATCTTTGTCGGGGCATACCGAAGGCAGCAAAGCATTTGCCCGCTACCGCGACATAGACGAGGAGATGAAAACCGACCTGGTGAAACTTCTGGAATAATCAAATCGTATTCATCAACTCGCATACGACGGCAGCGAATATGGGTGCGCAGCATTCGCTCACTTCGAGCATCGCCATCCAGTATTGGGTGTCATCTTTTTCCATGTCCATTACATTTACAACAGGTGAATTGGTGCACATCTTCCCATAGCGCCTGGTTTATTTCGCCGGTAAGGTATGCTACCTCTTCCCCGGCCATCGGCAGGCCGAGGGTAAGGGCTACATCATCTACGAGGTGCCGCAGTTCGTGCTCAAAGCTGTTGAGAAATTCCCACGGCGAGGAGTGCATCCCTATTACGATGACACTTTGCCGATGCTCCTTGTTGGAGTAGGTGAATCCCGTATCCATTTCGCACTTCACCATATTCCCCTGTACGCGATGAAGAACCGTATCAGGGCATCCGATGTCGGTAAGGGACTTGAGTATTTCGCCCGTATAGTAGCACGTCACGGCATAATATATGCGCAACGTCCAACCATACTTGTGAATACTCAAGTCCCGAATCTTCATTTTTCCTCCCTTTTTCCGTACTTGCGCCAGTTTCGCGCCAGCCTTCTGCGTTGTGCCCGGTTGAAGCGCTTGTTCTCGAATACGTCGTTCACCGCCCCGGCCAGTTCCTGGTACTTGTCGGCAGGCAGGTTACGGACGAGCGTTGCGATATTTTTCATCGATTTCGTCGTTGTCGTTTGTGAATTCGCTGATCTGGGGATATTCTTCCATGGCTACATCATCTCTTCCCACAGGATGGGTGTTCCCGAGCCGATGGTATCGGCATAGTAGCGTGTAAATGGCAAGCCGTCGTATCCGTCTTCATCGTCGATATAGTCACGTATGAACATCGCCAGGTATTGTGGATTGGGTATCGACGACCCGAAATAGTCCGCCAATGCCATGTTGCAGACGTACACGCAGTCATAGCCCTTGTCCTTTTTGAGTTCGATGCCGTACTGCTTGAGCAGCGCATCCACCTTATCCTTAGAATAGGGCTCGATCTTCTTGCCATTCCTGTCCTTCATGCGGGAAACGGCGAATTCGCACATCTTCTTTGAAAAGTGCCAACCGTAATTTTCGAGATATTCCCGGAACCCTGCCGGGAAGTTTTCATGTGTATCTAACCTGTCCATATTTTTCGATTTAAAAATTGGAGAGGGCACTGCGGCCCCCTCCCTCCGGTTTACCGCCTGCGATACCGCGAATAGGGGCCTGTACCCCTTACGCCACGGCGTTCGCCGTAGGCGTCGTCATACTCATACCCGCCGCGGTCATACTCGCCACGTTCGCCGTAGCCGCCACCTTGTCCGTAGCTGCCACGCTCACCGTATCCGCCACGGCCTTCACGCCGGCCTTCTTCAAAGCCTTCTTCGTAGGCGCGTCGGAGCTCCCGCTCCATCTCCTCTTCGTGGCCGCCGAAGCCGCCACGGCCTTCACCTATGATTCTCCAACCCATAGTTACTTTGTTTTTGCAGGTGGTTCAGACTTGACAAGGCTCCTCAGTTCTTCCGCCGTCGGTATCTGGCTCAGCCGTTCGTTCATGTCAGCGAGCATCTTCCGCAACTCCCTGTTTTCGGCTTCGAGCTCCTTTGAACGCGCAGCTTCGGGGTCGAGCTGCATCAGGATCTCGTCGTAGACCTTCAGGTTGGCTTTGTGCCTGTCGAATGATTCCACGATGTCACGGCTTGCCTGCTGTGCCTCCATGATGGTCGGCTTCAACACTTCGCGTGTCGTCGCTACGGTAAGTCCGTCTTTTGAAACGATGTCCGCTTGCATAGGGACGCCCCAGGGCTCGTTGCCCTCTATCGAGATGTTGATGAATTGCGGCATCGGCGAGAATTGCCCGGGCTTTTGGGGCGGGAAATACGGTGCCGATACGTCTTTTACGTTGGCTGTATAAAACTTAGGCTGTTCCCTGTTGTCGAAAACGTAGACTAAGGAGCCTTTTCTCAAGTTCTGAAACATCTTGGTTAATGATTTGTGAAAGGCGGGGGAGAAGGATCCCTCCTCCCCGTCTTTCTGTTTTTACTTCGTTGTTTTTGCCGCTGCCGGCGTCGCTTCGTCGCTACTTGCCTGTGCGGTTCCCGTTGTGGACTTCACCCCAAGCAGGCGGAAAGTGCCCGCACACTTGTTAAAGTACACCAGGTGCTCCGTATAGGCACTCGTCTCGCCTGCCGCCGTCTGGTTTGTGATGTCGCTGCCCACGGTTTGCGTCCCTTTGTTATCCACTACGGGAACTTTGGCAGTCCCGGTAGTGGTGTTGGGGGATGTTACGGTGCTCCTCGCCGACCCGGAGGCCGGAACCACGACATTTACGGCATATCCGCTCTCGGCTTCCGTGACCGGGTGGCGCACCTTCCATAGAAGGATTCCCTCATTGGGCAGTGCGCTCCAGGCACAGGGATTGAATCCGTAGTCCACGGTTCGGGTCTCTGTGGAAGCCTTCCCGGTCGTGGCGAGCGTGTATATGCCTCCGATGTCGAGGCGAGGTACGAATTGGGGGACAACGACTTTTATGTCAGCTTGTAAAGGATACATACTTGCCTCCTTTCCTTGCTAAAATAAAGTGCCTGCACACGCCGGGGCTGCAGTCACGGCCACGGTGGGCGTCGTGCAACAGTTGGGATTCTGCACGATGTATGCAGGAACCGGAGCCGGAGCGCGGAGCTGGCTGACGATGTTGGCCGTCTGCGCTTGCTGCGATGCGGCCAGAGCCAGGTTGCTGTTCTCCTGGCGCAGCGTGTCGATCTTGTTCTGCATCTCGCGCATCTCCAGTTGGCAGAACCGGTCGTTGATGATCTGTGTCTGCGCGTCGATCTTGGCGCCCAGGATGTTGAACTGCGTGCTTGCCGAAGATTGCAGCGTGTTGGTCTGGTTGATCGTTGCGAGCTGATTTTCGTAGCCCATTTTCACGATGTCCTGACGGACGTTGCAGCAGCATTCGGCAATCTGATTGCCGATCTGACAGCCCATAGCCTGTACGGCGTTGATGATCTGCTGGCTTGACATGCCGAGGGTGCCCTGGATGTTGCACAGCGTGTTCTGAATCTGCTGCGTAGAGCAGTTGAGCGACGACGCCAACTGGTTGATAGCCGCTCCGTTCCCCTGGATTGCGTTCATCAGAAGTTCCCGTCCGGCGTCACCGTTGAGCTGCGCAGGAAGGCCGTTGGCGTTGTTGCCGCCGAAGCCGTTGCCACCAAAGCCGCCCCAGCAGAAGAACAGCAGGATGATCCAGATCCACCAGCACCCGTCACCGCCCCATGCACCACGGTTGTTGTTACCGTTCATGAGTGCCGCTACGAGGTTGGGATCCATGCCCTTGTTGCCCATCATTGACGAGACGAGAGCCGCGATGTCAAGGCCGCCACCCGAGCCGCCTCCATCGAAAATATAAGTTTTATCCGAACCCATTTTTAATGATTATTGAATGATTTCCGCCCCTGTCAAGGCCGGGCGTTCACCTGTTGCAACATTGCAAAGGTGGCTGCGGGCGGTGGTCATATCAATTCATTGGGGCGCAGATGGGAGGCAGCTTTTTCGCAATAAGTTCGCACTGCATTTCGAATATGGGGTGGCTGTATTGCCTGCGTTCATCGAACCCGGAGACCATCTTCTCTATGGCCCGGCGGGAGAAGCGCATCATCCGGGCGATGTCGGCGATGTACATGCCGTTTTTATGGCAGAAGTGCACGAGCATGTAACGCGCATCGACTACATCTTGAAATTTATCCTTCGAAAGGATTTGTTCTTTGGCTATTTCAGTTTCAAATGCAACACATTCGAGTATTTGTGCAAAAAGCTCCGATTTACGCATATGCTTTCCCGATTTTTTATTATAAATTTGTTATACCACTATACAAAAAGCCAACACACCGATTCAAGGAATAAGTCCTCAATGTGGTGCGTTGGCACAATCGTATAGTGGTATATGCGGGAAAGCGTTGGGGACTTTTTTATGCCCGTACCCCAAGGCCCGTTATTCGGTTACAACCGATGGGAAGTCATCCCAGTATATGTAAATCAGCTCTTCCATTGCACAGGAATGATGATGTCGTAAGTACCTGTCAGAACTGCCATAAAATAATACCTACTCCTACGCCGACCGTAGGCTGGAACCCTTGCGGCGTGTACGCCGCCCCGACCCCGGCCGTCAGGGCGAATCGGCTTCGCCGGGTGACTACCTGCTGTCGGGTGGTAGTGCGGTCGTATGTTTCTATCCAGTCGAGCGTCGGCCGCAGGTTGCCGATCCGGGGCCCGCTGACCTGTGCCCGGTAGGTGCTGTCCGAGTAGGGGCGCGTTTCCATCGCCACCTTCATCTGCACGCTGTCTGCCCCGACTTTCACAACGACGGTCTCCGTCACCGTATCGGGCGGCGCGAAGAGCAGCACCGGCACCGAGATGTCGGCCAGGCGGTACGTGCCGGGCAGCGGTTCCGGCCGCGGATAGAACACCGTGTCGATGCGCGTTGTTTCTTCGACAACCACCGACGCGGCGCCCCGGCGGTAGCCCCAGCCGAAGAGCAGCGCCCCGGCAGCAAGGGCGGCGAGCAGGTAGAGGAGCAGGCGTTTCATGCCTTTACGAACAAATCCCACCCGGCCTGCACGTCGAGCATCTTGGCCTCGACACCGTTCTCTACGAACGACATGGCCGCAACGATGGGAACCATCACGTCGCGGTTGGTCGTGGTGATCCGGCAGTCGGCGGGCACCCCCGATCTTTCCGCCACGGTGCGGACATAGGCGTCCGTGTGGTTCTCCTCCGACGGGGCCCAGCGGCCGATCATCTTGCGGATCGTGTCCAACCCGTAGTTACACTGGTAGTTGTTCAACAGCTTGAAGGCTGCCCGATAGCCGTATGCTACCGTCGTAAACTGCGCAAAACGCTTGTCTTTCGACGGTACGACCTCGCCCTGCCAGGGATTGCCGCCCCGTGTCTTCTCGATGTTAAGCGGATTGTTGTTTCTGAGCCCTCGTGTCATTGCGCGATGTGTTTAGTGTACAGGATATGCCCGACCCATCCGGCCATAGCACAAACAACCCCCACGAGGATGTAACGCGGGAATACGATTCCGAGCACTACGGCCACGGCCGCAACGATGCTCCATACGATCCATTTCTTTTTCATTTGTCCTTTTGTTTTTGTTTGTAGTTTTCCAAATAGGGAATCTTTTTAATCATCTCGAACGAGAGCACATAGTACAGGAAGTCGATGTATCGGTTCTTCGGGAATATGCGGTTCAGGTTCTTGAGGATGTTGACCCCGTAGAAATATATCAGGGCATATACTGCGAGCGAGATCGCCGACATCGCCCCGTCATGGTTGTCGATGTTGTCCCCGACGAGCAGTATCATGGCCATCAGTCCCGATATTACCGCAGCCTCGGATATGCACTTGAAAGCCTTGCGGAATATGAATCCTTCGTGCTGTACGAGCACGCCGGCGAACAGGCCCGTGAAAAAGTTCGCGGCGAATATAATCATGCAGGCCGTCAGTATGTCGTGTATCGGGGCTATGGCGTTGAACATGTACACCAGGGCACCTATCGACACCTGCCATACTTTCTCGCACAACCTTTCTATAAACCTCCACAATGCCTCCATAGGATGTATTCTATTGTTCGGATAGTACTTCTGCCTGCGCCTCGGGCGCCGCTTCCGACTTCTCCAATTCTGCGATCCTCTGTTCGAGCCGTTGCAGCACCGCGGCTAAAGTTTCGTTTTCGGAAACAAGCACGGCTTCGGCTACGGTTACCGGATAGAACGGCTCGCCGTTGGGCTTGTTGGTCATATACATCTTCATTGCTCAATATTTTGAAAGTCCATAACCGTTTCTTCGGCGGCCAGCTCTTCGGCACGCCGGGCCCTCAGCTCCGCAAGGGTCTTTTCGTTCGCGTTGTACTCCGCGTTGGCCGCTTCGTACTCCTCATAATCCAGGGGATAGGTAGCCCGGAAGTCAAGGCCGGACTTGATGCATTTGGCTGCCCTGTCGTCGGATTTGGCCATGACCGCCCGTAATTCGAGCTGCCGCGATTCGAGGATGTCGATCTGTCGTTGTGTTTCCATGATTCTGATAGTTATAAGACGCAGACCGGACGGGCGGAAAATTTAAAACATTTGCCTGTATAGCCCACGGCGCCAGCGCTTCCACTGTAAATAAATATGCCTCCCCGCGCCTGCTCGCACGAAGTATGGACATAATAATTATAACCATAGCACATGGTAGCTTTCAAGCGTAAGAGGGTACGGTTTACGGGGTCTTTCTCCACGTCAGCGACGAAACGCACCCTGTCGTGCATCAGCAGGTAGACCTCTTCCGACGACGGCAGCCACCATGCACCCGCCTCCAGTCCCGTCGTCATCCCTTCCACGGTGATGCCGAAGTCGAGAGCGGCCGCAGCGGCTGGGTAGCGGTACTGTGTCTTACCATAAATGTCCTCGAAGGTAAGCCGTCCTATCAGGTTCGTGTTGATCTTGCCATCCTGCAACATCGTCCCGAACGCCGTAGGATATTGTACCATGTGCTCGGCGAACAGGTAGTCCTTGTAGGTGGGATACACGGCAACCAGATCGGGATTGTCGGCTTCGGTGAAAACGCTTTCCCGAATGATTATGTCGCTTCCCGGCTTCTGCCCCGTGGCTATCTGGCCTCTCTCCGAATAATATTCCGCGAACTGGTCGAGGACACCACCCGCCGCAGTCCCTTTCACACCATTCTTGCGGCGGATGTAATACTCCGTTTCACCCGTGTCCAAGATTAGGATACTTTGGTAATCCACATCCACGGCGCGGCGCGTCAACGTGCAGCCTGTTGCCGAAATCTTTTTGTGCCCCTCTATCGTAGACCATGCATCACATGTCATGACAACCGCGGAAAGCTCTTCGGAGGCCGAGGCCACCCAGGAGTATGTAGCTTTGAGTTCCGGTTTAGAATTTATAAGTGCGGCAATGTCTGCCAATGTCGAACCCGCAGGGTACGTAAACGAGAATTCGCTGGTATAGATGTTCAGCGTGAATTCACCGCCCGCGGCGAGGTTGAAGCCCGACAATGCCACCTCATAGCTATATGCCCATCTAACTTCGGATGCCGCGTTGCGGAGCGACACGATCAGCACCCGCCCGCCCTGCCGGGCGTAGACCACGGCCACGGGGACAAGCTGCGGCGGCAACTGCTCTGCAACAAGCGTCGCACCCTTGACGAAGCGGATAGTTCCCGTGGTCTTGTCGAAGACCGCGAGGTCACCAACCCCGGCAGCCGGCTTGTCCACCACGACGTTCACGCCGTCGTAGATGAGCGCCCCGTCATTCTCGATGTATGATACTGCCGACTGCGTGCCCTTGCGGTTCTTGTCGGCCGTGTAACCCGCCTTGTCGGCGTATTTGTTGACTTGTGACATGTTGTATGTAGTTTAAGCGTTCTTCCAGTCCGACACCGCGCCGTTGCCCACGGAGTGGTAGACCGCGTTGTTCTTCGTATCGACATAGAACTGTCCCGCGCGGTCGGGGGCTTTCGCCGGCGCGCCCTCGCCCGTGACGACCAGGTTGTTGTCGCCCCAGACGCCCAGCTTCTTCACCTGCAACTCCGGGATCAGCACTTTGCCCGAGAGCACTTCCACGAGCAGCCCTTCGAGGTGCGTCACGCGCTCTTCGAGCGTGCAGTCCGAGTGCGCAAGGACTTCGGTTATTTCATCGTCCGTGTCCGGTGTAGGAGGCGGGGTAGAGCTCTCTCCTATTTCCTCCCCGAGGCGCACTGTGCCGCCCAACTCGGTTTTGATAGGCGTCAACTGGGTTTCGAGGGTTCCCGATGTCACGTAGTTCGTGTCGTTCTGCAACTGCGACAGTTTCGTGGGAAGCTCCGTGCGGTCGGCCTTGCCCTGGATCATCTCCTGCAATGCCAGTGTCAACTTGTCCCAGGATACGGTGTTGTTGAGCAGGGAGGCGCGGATTTCGGAGCCTTCGACCGTAACCTGTATCTCGGAGCCGATAGAGCCGACATACACTTTCACGAAGTAAGAAACCGGAATGGAGGATATGGAGCCGTCGGCATTTACGAACTCGATAGATTGGGTATCCTCGTTGTAATGCAGCCCCATCATCTCGATAGGCAGGTCGATGATGAACTTGGCACCGCCCTTTGTCGTGAAGGTCAGCTCGTAGGTTTTGTCGTTGAACTCCGGTAGTCCTACGCAGGTGTTGAGCAGCTCCCGGATGTCGGGATGCGCCGTGGGGGAGGTGTTGTGCCGCTCGATCTGCCCGCTTACGTCCGGGGTGGGAATTTCAGAGATCGCTTTGTCCGTATAGCTGTTGGCTTCGGTCAGAGTCCGCGCATCCCCGCCGGATATGCTGCTATTGAGCTCCTCGGACGTGGCGTCAAACACATCGCTGACATTATTCCATAGTTCTGTCGTCTTGGTGTCCGTGTACGACTTGCTCTCTTTGAGCGTATCCGCGTCTCCATCGGTTATATCATTACCAATTAAGGGCAGCAACTGACCGATACATTCACCTATTACCTCTTTCGCCTTCTCAACCTCGGTGTTCGTGTACGACTTTGCCTCAGTCAGCGTGTCCGCCGCAGCTTCCGTCAGTTCCTGCTTGGATGCCTTGTCGGACAACTCCTTCCTTATCTCCGTGTCGTCGTAGTTGGAGAGCCCGGCCAGCTTCTCCTTCTCCTGGTCGGTGTAGTCGTTCGTCGAAAGCCCTTTCCCTTCTTCCTTGTCGACCTTTTCGGCAAGGGCTTTTGTTGTAGCATCTTGTGACATGGCGATATACTGGCTGTCTCCAGTACTTTGTGCCAAATTCAGCGAAGCGCGGAGGTTCGGGGTGAGGTATGACCCAGTTTCGTTTGTTATCCGCAGGATATAATTGTCGTCACTGTTCTCCTCGACTTCGATAGAGGGGGAAAACCCTTTGAGCATCTGCAACAGCGCCACAATAATTTCTGCGGGGAGTTCCGTTTCATCGCTTTTCCCCGGCCATAATTCTATAGTCTCGACACCCGGGATTTCAATATCCATTTTCCCGTCAGGAAATTCGTTATCGGGAATATCCATGTCGAGAATGTAACCCAATGTCCCGCACCCGAGCCTATGATGATCGAAAAACACTATTGCCGCACCCGGGAGCGTGTCGACGGGCTTGCAATTGATGTAATTTTCTCCATCGAATGACGCTACGTATTTGTCGACTGTATGTGTCGACGGGGTACTGAATGTAATACGCCACGGATAATCGGGCAGTTTATCCGAGTTGAAGCGGATAATAAGCCTGAAATCACTATGGTAATTTATGTGTGTAACATTCTCCACGTTACAGGTGTTTGGCGTCATTATTCTTTTGCGGGAATCATTGCCGACGTGGTGGCATAGCTGTCGTAATCCTTGCCCAAACTCGCAAATTGGTCTCTGTTGTCCAGGTTCTGATGTATCCACCATTCTGCCGCTTCTGCGGTCATGTTCGCATTGGTTATGACCTTACCTTTGTAGCGAAATGCTCCTTGTTTGAGGACATATCCGCCATTATCCGTGTTGTCCTGTTTCATCTTGATTAAAATGTGCGTTATCGCGTCTTTGTACTTGTTCGGGCAGTTTTGGGAAAAACTGCCAGCGAACGATTTCCCGGTTACCATCTCGTAATGGGATTCTATCGTCCGCTTATCCGAAGCGGTGAGAGAGGCGTTTAACCTCTCCCTGTACCATACTTCGGGATTCATCACGAGGCGGGCGACAAAAGCGAATCAAGTGCCGCCTTCGTAGTCTCGTAGTCCGTCGAGAAGAAGAATATTTGCGGGGTTTTGGCGCCTTCTTCGATCATGTCGACAGTCCAGCCTCCCTGCGTGTCGTCACTGTACTTGTCAAGGGTTGCGTTCTGCCCGACGGCGCCCTGCTCCCAGCCTATGACGGCGAATGCCTGCTCGCCATTCGCTCCCTTGTTGTTGTTCTCGTAGATGATGACGTACTTGTTCTGCTTGAGTGCGGATACATTGAGGGCGTTCGTCGGAGAATCCGCCAGCATGACGATAGGGATGGTCTTGTTAAAGGACATTCCGATTGTGGCGTTCTGATCCTCGTATGTGAGGCCGCTGAAAGGTGTGTTTGAGGGAGCCGAAGCAGTGTATGCCTTCTTTCCGGTTCTGAGGACGAGGGTGCTGATTACGTTTCCCGCAATCCTCGATGCCTTACGGTCGATGTCCTCTTTTTTGATGATGTAAACGATCTTCTCGACACCCTTGCCGTAATCGTCGTTACAGTCATTCAGGATGTTCGCGCCAAGGTTCTCGGCGCATGCGTTTTGTTCTGCCATTTTTCAGCCTATTTAGTTTTACAAAAAGTCACTAATAGAGCTTTATGGCCGCCGACAGATATGTTGGATGTACGCGTCATTTCGTTTTGTCGTCTGTTGCTTATCTCACCATAAGCTCTGATGCAAATATGCCTGTGTGCATTTAAATAACAATGGGGCACACTATTTTTTTCTACCCAATTTTGCAAGGTTGGCTGCTACCTTCACCCGTCTCTGTCCGTTGTCAATGTCTTTTACGAGGACGATAGGAGACGGGAGGTTGAGCAACACCCGTTCCATCATTTGTTCCATGCCCCTCATTCCGTCTCCGCGTTGGGGTAAATTGGATACCTGGATGGCATTGCCACCACTGGAAACATTCATAGCCGACAATACGGCACCCCAATCATTCACGGCCTGGGCGGTCATAATGGCCTCGCCATTCGATACCCGGGCAACAATGCTATCGGAGGTGCCAGTACCGGGGCCTGTAATAAGACCGCCGGATGCGTATTTAGGAACTTCCGTAGATTTAGTAGAGGATAATGCACTGGCCATCGCTGCGACAATTGCAGCAACGCTTGCTGCGGTCGCTATTATATTTGCCGGGAATGGAAGAGCTGCATTCCCTTCCCATGCTTTTGCAATAGCTACAGATTCAGATAACACTACTTGCATGACAGCCATAGCCTTGGCAAATGCAGCATATTTTTCACTTTCCCCACCAAGTTGTTCGAATACATTGGCAAGGTTTCCTGCTGTTTGTGCGGCGAGGCTTAAACTTTTGTGTGTCGTTTCTATCTGAATGTTTGCTACATTTTCCTCCGCTTTTTGAAGATCCATACGTGCTTTAATTCGTATTGCCTGTATTTCTGCGTCGGTCTTGCCTGCAGCCCGATAAACACTTTCCAATTTCTCTATTTGTGCAATTTGCTCTTTGTAGATGTTTACCATCTCCATAGCTGCACCTAAATCATTGTCGATCAGACGGGCTTCGTTGATTCTATTTCTATACTCCAGCTCTTGCTCTTCAAGTTGTTTCCTCAAGTTGTCGGATATTTCACTATCCGTTTTTTGTAATTCCTTATTTAATTCGGCCTCCATCTTAGATACCTCCCTGCTCAAGGCAACTCGCCAGTCGGTCAGAAATTTCGTATATTCCTTGAGGTTATTTGCCCGCATTTTCGCTTGAAGTTCTTCAAGGGTAATAATCCGCCTTACGCTATCGGCTACTTTATCATTGGCTGATTCCTCAATGCCTGCATTTTTAAGTTTATCCGACGCTGCTTTTTGGCTTTCTGCTGATATATTTAGATACGCTTTGGCCTGATCCTCCAAAGCACGAACGGGTGCCATAAGGTAATCTTCCCCGGATTTTGAATATTTTTCATATTCAAAAGTAAATGGATTAAATGACCCTTTTTTAATTTTAGCCTCTACTTTTTGCCGTTCTATAAGCGCCTTTTCATAAGCTTCGGCTGCAAGTCTCATCCCCGCAGCTGCCTGCGCTCGCATACTTAAAGCATTTATAAAATCATCCGTATGTGTTACGAGTATGTTCTCTGCATCATTAACATTCGTTACCTTAACCCCGAGGTCATCGAATGCGTCTTTATTATCGACAATGAACTGCTTTCGCTCCTCTAGATCGTCCCCTAAAGCCTTCCATTGTATCTGGAGCTCTTTTACCTTGGCGATCTGCTCTCCAATTCCATATCCATCTTCTTCCAATGCATCGTTTATTCGCTCCTGCGCTTCCGCCATTGAAATAGCCGCTTCTTTGGCCGAGAATAGACTTTTAACCCACGATCCGATCTCCTTGCCATACGCTGTTAGCGCTGTGATGATTAAAACGATAGCTGTTTGCCACGAGACGATAGACGATATTACTTGCCTAAATACAGGTATTGTCGCCTTTCCTTCGGAGCGTAATGCTTTGTTTGCTGCAGTAGCGCGTTTCAGTTCATCAACGAACATCGGCACGTTGTTGGATATGGCCAAGAAAAACTGCTGCAAAGACACGGTAAGCGACGGCATTTCTCTTGCGAGTTGTTGCACTTGAAAGGTAAGAGGAGAGAATCCTTTAGCAGCACTTGCATAGTTACCGACGTTGTCCCGGAAGTTAAGTAATGCCGTATTTGCCTCGTTAAGCTCCGTTTGTAGTCCGGCTATCTTTTTGGCGAGATCGGTGCCCTTGGCGGCATTGCGCTCCTCGCGGCTCATTTTGTTATATGCTGCCGTTAGCTTGGCGATGCTGCCTCTGAGTTGTTCGATGCTTCCTTCTTGCTTAACTTCCTCTTTGATATTGGCCTGCATTTCTCGGGTATATGCGGCCATTTCTGTGCGCAAGGCTTTGATAATCTGCGTCTGTTTGGCAATGCCTGTGGCATTCCCCTCTTTTTTGAATTCTTGCAGTTTGGTTTTTGCACCATCAATAGCATCGGATGCTGCTACCCAACCCTGCACCAGTTCCGAATACTTGAACTGGATGTTAATAATTTTGTCTATCGTATCTTGCTGTGCCATATGCCTCTATATGGTTAAGTGGTTAATGAAATCTTATGGTTCCTGCGAGACCTCGACATCGTAGGCCGTGGTCTCGCTCGCTTCTATGTTGTGCCACTGCATCGAGATCGTCCCCTTGCGCAAGTCACCCGTCTCGTTCTTCGAGACGGCCAGGGCGCGCCCATCGCCTATGGCCACCGTACCCGGGACGTCCCCGGTGATGGTGCACCATTCCGGCGCCGAAAGCAGCTCCAGGTCGACGTTGCCCGTATTGCGGAGCGTCCCCAGGTGTGCCGTATACGTCCACGGGGATGGCGGATCGAGCGTAATGCCCGGCGAGTAGTCGTAGTAGAGCACCACGTCCGTGTCGTAGGTGTACGCCTCCTTACCCGCCGGGACGGCGATCTCCTGCGTATGCATGCGCGAGCCCTCGGCCTGCGCAATGATCAGGAGCGTAAAGCCCTGCGTGGTCGCATTGTCGAAAGTCTCGTGCACGCCGCCCGTGAATTGCAGGTTTTCGTCGCTCCCGTCAGGCTTCACGTACTGAATCACCACGACCGCATCCTCCACGGCCGAGCCCTGCTCGTTCCTGACCGCGAAGTCCAGGTGCAGGGAACGCGAGCCCGGGGAGAGCGTGACAGTCTTGCGGATCGTAACGGCCTCCGCACCGGCTTCCACGGGCACCTCCTCCACCGCATCGGCGTAGTCCGCGGCCGTGACGGTGATGCGCGACGTAAAGGCCTTCACCGAGCAGTCCGAATAACCCCCGTAGTCGAGGTGGCTGCTGTTCGTGGTGCGGATCGTATTGGTCTTGCCCGAGCTTTGCAGGTACGTGCAGGCGATCTCGTCGGCGACGACGGGCGAACCCTTCGCATCCCGCACGAGGATGTCGGCACCCACCGTACGCGACGAGCGCAGGGGAACGACCCCGGTGTAGGTGTAGTCCGAGCTGCCCGAAGGGATAGGCCCCTGAATCCAGCCATCGTTGTAGCCGGACTTCGAGGCCGTGACCGTGACGCTCGATCCGCTCGTGGGGATGTCGGCGATGGTATCGTCCACCGCCGAGGTATTCGTATATTCGCGCGTCACGGTTTGGCCCGCGGCGTTCTTTGTCGTGACGGTGACCTTATCGGCCGCGAGGGGGTTGCCGTCCGCGTCCTCGATCGACAGCACGACGTGCAGGTTACGCCCTTCTATGGGTGGCTCCGAGGCTGTCAGTGCAATTTGTTTTATCACGGTAGTCTGTTCCGTCCCCGCGTTGACTGTAATAGAATCTTGCCACAGAACATACCCCGGAGTAGTTACGGACACTGTCATTATGAAAGAATCCGTCGTGACATCCTGTAGTGTGTCATTAATGAGTGCCCCCGATGCCGAATGGATCACTTCTACCCCGGAAGCATTCGTATATTTCACATCTACTGACTCTGCATCTACCGGCTGCCCTTCATTATCCGTGATGGTGATGTCGAGTGTAATATTTCGGCTGGTTATCGGTTGTTCAGAAGTTAACATCAAGGTCTCGTTGATATTGTATTCTGAATTTCCGGCCGGGATGTCCACCTGCTTCTTGCCACTCGTATACCCGGTCTTGGTCGCGGCGAGGCCCAAGGTCATATATTCCGTGGAGGCCTCCAGCGTGACGTCGACAGCACCCGTATCGGCCCAGCGTTCCAGCTTGCTGTCGCCCGACGGAAGGATATACGAGGCCGTAACCTCGTCGGCCGCAAGCGGCGCGCCTTCGTCGTCCGTCACCATGAGGTGAAGTTTCAACGGGCGGCTCGCAGCAGGCTCGGGCTCTGCGGGGGCTTGCTGGACGGTAATTGTCCTTATGATAGCAGGTGCTTCTTTAAGGGATGCGATCAAATTTCCGGAGCGAGAACTTGTTGTGGTGTTCTCCTTGCACCCTATGGAAAGGATCCCGTGTGCGAAAGCAATGTTTTCAAACATCCCTGACTGCGAAGATATTTGAAGCGTGCCATTTGTCTGATAGGTGAATACCGTAACGGTCTTATTGCTGCCTACAGCCCGACTGATGTCCGAAGCCGAACCGTTGATGGTCAGATAATAGTCCGGGACAACAACTTCTTTTATAGCCTGCAACTGGATCAGCTGGCACTCGCATATGCCGTTTTCGCCTGTTTCTACCGAATACAGGCCATATGTCTGCCCGAATTGACCTATGTATATGGGCTTTGTATAATCAAGGTTATGCAGATCTATGGCTGTTAACTTGGCCTTTACTGTTATCAGACGCAGTTTGTCCACGGCTTTTTGGTATCCGTTGTATTTCTTTGCGACGATCCCGTTCTCACCACCAAAGCGCATATTTTCTCCGAAATATCCGAACCAGTATAACCCCGTGCTCGTATCGTCGATGATGGCTTGCAGGATTCGCGCCGAGGGTTCGTTGTAGTCTACTGTTTTCCCGTCGTCGGATGTCGTATACATAGGAATGCGGGCACACAGCGCATTGGCATCCGATGCAAGTGGGGCATTTTCGGACGCTGAGAATGGAAGCTCCACGAGTTCGCTCTCCTTGTCGATGTTGACATTCTCGATCCGTATTTCCCCGGCGGTGTCCGTGATCACATCGTCGTCGTTGTCATAATCGAGCGTGTTTTTCTGTGCCAGGTCATCGAGCGAAAATACGGAAGATTCCGGGCGGCTGACATCATGCCGATCATTAAGGATGACTTTGCGGCTCCAGTCTATCGTGCCTCCGTTTGTGAGTTTGGCGTATATGTCGTCTACGCTTATGAGTTTGATTGTATCCGGGGCGTCCTTATCCGGATACGCGAATAGTCCGGCCATAGACATCAAGGCCGAGAGGAAATCTCCCTGCGAAATGTCAGGAAGATTCACCCCGATAGGATATTCGGATGGGAATATCATTTCAATATCGCCCCATAACTTTACAGACCAATTCAAAATAATATCATGCGCTCCATCCGATTGCACATTGTAAAAGTCCTTGAGTTGAATAGATATGTTGCTTATGCTATCGGTGTTTATTTCGTATTCTTTCGGAAAATCTTTTGTGTAAAATGTATATACCGCAGAGGTCATTCCCGAAGTTACTGTTATTGGAGCACTTGATATTTTTAAAATATCCTTACCGCCCCCCTTAACTATAACATGTATTTGTTCTTTTAAACGCCAAGAAGCTCCACTCACCCTGCACGTCACGTTGAAAGTATCTCCTGTCGTATTCGGATTTATACTTAAAAACATATGATTAGCTCCAAGCGTCTGAAATTCTGCCGTCCCATTCATACTGGGATTCGATGGGTCGTATGGCATATATATATTTTTCGGATCGTGGACTATATAATTATTTAAGTTTGATTCAAATGATGTCCGATTCCCTTCTCCATCAGATACGATCCTTGATGCTTCAAAATAATCTACTGCGCCTGAAATGTCGTCGCCGTTTTTTGATACTAAAGGAAGCAATAAAGGATACGTAAGTCCTCCATACAGTCTTTCTTTGCCGTCGATGGTGATGCCATTGTACCGCTCAATAGCCGTAAGTACATCTTGTACTTCGATTGACGGATGCATGTATTCGGGGTTGGCGATACCTTGCCCGAAATCAATGCCGAAGAATCCCATCTGCGGCCTCTCATATCCATACTCCAAGAGTGCCGATGCGCTGTTCCATGGTATAGACCCTATATTCATGGAATAGAGCGTTTGTGCCAGGTCGCGCAAATTTGCATCGAACAGGGGCTGGAAGTTGTCGACATTTCCCCACGTAAGAACCACACTTATTACGTCCGAAATCTCCGTAATAACGGCGTATCCGGATGTGAACAGCGGTACTCCTTCCTGATACAATCTTGCCGGAAGCTTCACATAGGGTGCATCCGTATAGATGTCGGTGCGTTCCGCATAGCCTATGGCCTTGCGGTTCTTCGGCGTCAGCGGTAAGTCTATATTGTACGACCTATTGGACTGTATGATGTCCAGTCCTGAAAATATCGGGCTTTGATATACCAAGGATATATAGTTGTCGCTGGACAGATCGCACAGGATGTCGTTTATGTATAGTTCGTAGTAGGTCATACGTTATAGGTCTTATCGGTAATTTCTACGACTAAATCTTTAAAATAAGCGCCGTTATCTTCGGCTTCGCCCTCCTCTATACTACACCGGCGCCATTGCTCCGTTGCGCTGTCGTAGTAGCTTATGTCGCGTCCGGCGAGGATGGATTTACACAGGTCGTATATATCCTGATCCACAAGGCGACTATGCAGCGTGTATGTCTTTGTGAGTACCTTACTTTGGGCTTCATACGGTTGCAGGTTCTCATTCAATAGTGAATAGGCATCCTGGATAGATATTTCGTCCCTCGCCGTCTCTATACTCCACCGATATATGTAAGGTATGCCGCCTTTATCCGTCCATTTGACAAGCATCCCATCGGTACACCTATCTATCTCGATGGGAAATTGAAAGGTGTTGGCAAGGTTGGGGTTATAGACGCTTATCTCAACATACGTATCCCCATCCCATCTTACCGTCGATGGATTAAACTCCGCAAATGGTTTCGAGGACATGCCACTGGTGACGATGACCCCATTCTCTGTTTCCACCTCTATTTGCTCCGTCGTGAGTTTGGGGATAAAGATGTATTGGGTTATGTTGAACCCGGGGTATACCACGATTTTCCTGGCGGAAGGGTAGTTGGTTACATCTCCCGCGGCGGCATTCTGTGCCGAGATAGGGATTATTTCTTTTTCACAGGTACCGATAAGAATAGTATTGAGTGTGTGAGTGGCTGATCCATCGCCAAACTCAACTATGAGCACCACATTGTTTATGAATGTTGCCGAATAGTCCGCGGCCAGCGATTCCAATATTGCCGTCAAGGGGAAAACAACGGATTTTCCTACTCCCGAGACATTTCTGGATAGGACTATTGATGTTGCTCCATATGATATTTGCAGCTTCACTTCTGTGCCGTAGTCCGGATCTATGGCTGTGGCTGTAAATCGCACGAAGGTAGATTTCTCCCGCGTGAAGCATATGTCATTGGGAAAATCTGCGGTACCTCCTGTACCGGACAATGTATATTGGATCATAGTTCTATTGTTGTTTCGAGCATTTCGTATATGGATGTGTCGATCACTTCCGTAATTCTTTTGTCGATGTTATCCACGGTTTGCGGCAACAGGTCTTTAATAATCTCGGTGCCCCCTCCCGAGCGGTACAAAATGCTGCCTTTCTCCCACAGCTTCTTGGCCGCCCAATATGCGTTGATGCTTTTGAATTCCAATCCATAGCGTGCCTCTTTGTCGCGTGCCCATTGCTTTATGTTCTGATAGAAACTTTCGAAGCTCCCGAATTCTTCTTGCGCATCCTGCGGGGAGTTACCCTCGTCTATATTCTTGATGTTATGCCGCCCCACAAACGAGACCGTGAACCCTCCGGCATTGCTTTCCACTTGCGCCGCCATACTATCTGCCGTGGCACCGGTAGTCTCTTCCGGGACATTCAGGGAGTTCACATTTTTACCGCTGTTTGTGCGTTTTGTTTGCAGGTTTATTGTCACCTGCTCTTTAAGGGCGCTGAATTCCTCGTTGCAGATGGCAACCAGCTTTTCGGGGCTGAAAAAGTTCTCTATCTTCGATATGTCCATCAGCAAACATTATATGTAAGGACGAGTTTTGCCTCTACACCCGCGGCCAGGGCATCCAGTTTTTCAACCACTCCTTGCAGGCTTTCAACCTGCACCTCTATTCCATTTCGCCGCAGGTTGTCGATGAATGAAAACGCCATTTGCTCCATGCGATCCGCAATGGGGGCTGCTTCGGTCTGTGTATCCGGCTCTGGCTTCCCGAGTGCATCGAGAAAGTAAAGCGTTGTCCTACGACGGCGCCTGTTTGTCAGGTTGGTTGGGTGTATTGGCTCCTGGAACAGCCGCAGCATTACGGGGTACTCTTTGACGTAACCCAGCAGGTAATTCGCCTCTTTGATCCTGGCATATAGGCATGTGTTGACGCCGCACTCTTTGGCAGCATCTTCGAATATTTTACTGAGGCTCTTTCTCATCGTCTGCGACTTTTGGATGGTTTAGGCTTGTTCATCTGAGCGAGCTTGCGTTGTGCCATGTTTTTGTCCCTCTCGGCTTCATATGCAAGGTATACGGTCGACCACCTCAGGTGCCATACATCGCTTGGCTGAATAGCACCCCCTACAAGCTGGCAGTATCCTAAGCATATTGTACTCATGCCCCGGTTCTTGCGTTGTGCTTGTGCGTTTGCTTCTTGTGGCGTCAGGGGCATTTCGAGCTTTTTCCACGCCTTTGCTACGCCTTTGAGTTCGTTTTGTATTTCAATGAAATAGCGATAAGCGCGAATGAATTGTAGTTCGAGCACCTTTTCTCGGGCAATGTCGTATCCTGCTCCCTCCCAGTCAATGCGTTTTGATCCTTTTCCCTTTGGGCTTATTAAACCCAGCATGACGGCCAGAACCTTTACGAAATACTCGTCGGTGGCCTCGATCCTTTCTATGGCGTTCAATTCACCCATCGTTATACCTGCGACGCTTCGGGCCTCGTGCTTCTTCCACCCGAATATGCGACGTTTTTCCTTCACATAGTCAGGCTTGGGTAATGCCGCAATAGATTCGTAGATTCGTTTATTGCCGATACCGAACAAAGTGCCGTTCTTTACAATTACTTTCCTGATGGTATCGTTGGGTGATATTTTCATAATCCAAACCTGTTTATTTTTTCAAAAATATCCGACGAATAATCCGGCTTTACGTCTGTTTCGCCGCATAGCGAGCCTGCCAGTTGATGACACTCGTCGACCATCTCGTTCCACAGGGGCACAAGTCTGTACCACGGGGAGGCGGCGCGGCTGTTGTCGGTCATTTTGATTTTTTCGCCTGCCATCGTATTGAAGGCAACATGTTCTCGCAGGTAGTAGAAATAGACATACTTAGCGATGGGAGACTGTTTTGTGTCTGTATTTGCTATTTTTGCGGCTATTTCAGGATATTTGTCGATATTCTCTGCCACATATATCCCAAGGAGCATCCGAAGGAATTTAGGCTCATACCTGCGTATGCAACTCTCGACATTCCGTACAATCTCCTGTGCGGCGCCAGTCGGGGTGCATCCGCTTTTGACGTCTATTCCCGCAATATATGTGGGATCCTGTTCGAAGTATGTATAGTCTATAAGCATAAGAAAAAAGGGGAGACGCTTTCCGGCGCCTCCCCGCCTGGTTAGTTGGCAACTTTGGTCTTGTACGTAGCTTTGCCCGATTTCACAAGCGTTTCGGCATGCAAGGGCGACACGTTGTACTCTTTGCCTTTCTCGGGCATATAGATAGACTTGCCTGTGCTTACGATAGTTACCCTCTTGGTGAGGTCGATCTTCTTCATATCTTCCATGTTGTTGTTCGTTTAAGTTAATGACTATGCGGCTGCCTCGGCGGTTTTCTCCAGGGCGGCCTGTACGGTTGCGAAGTCGTCGTAGATGACAGACCCGGCGTCGATGGAGTTCTGGTATGAGTGAAGGCGCATTTCGGCGATCACCGTCACCATGTTGTGGCTGAAATCGTCGCCGTCACGGCCCCATTCCAGCCGCAGCGCGCGGTAGGGACGAACTTTCCAGCGCGAGGAATCCATCAGCAGGAACTTACCTGCGGGAATGTTGGTGGTTTCTACAACGGAGATGTTGCCGATGATCTTGCGCATCTCGTCAGTCAGGTAATGCCCGGCGGTATCTTTCGTTACGTCGAAGATCGCCTTGTCGGTCGGATGAAGGAAGAGAACGTCGGGAGAGAAATGCAGCAGGCGAAGTTGCAGAACGCCAGCGCGCACAACGTCGGCAATGTTGGGCATGGAGATTTTCCCGTTGAGCTCCGTAATGGTATAGCCAGGGGCTTTTGTTGTTACGCCGAGGATCTCGTTCCCGGTGCCGGTTCCTGCGATAACCTTCTCTTCCACGGTCTGCATCAAGTCTTGACGCAGCAGGGTGTTCACCTCCCCGCGGATGAAATCCGCATCTTCGAGGATTTCCGTCGAGAGCTTTGCGCGAACGGCAACCTTCTTTGCCGTAGACGTCTCCTCCTCGTATCCCCAGCTCATAAGGGGCTTGAGAGTTCCTTCGGCGATGAATGCCGAGCCGCCGTCGGGGTCTTTGCGGTTGATCCACTTAATGGTGGGGGAGCTTGTGGTGCCTTTCTGCAAGCGGGGCAGGATCGCATTCGGCTCGGTAGCCGCTGCTGCAATGCCCGGCACGACTTCGGTGTTGAATGCCGCGATGGGGACAGCGGCCGTCGTGGTCGTCATGGCTGATGCTTCGGCCTTCATCTCGATCTCGATACTTACCGTGCGGCCGCCCTTTACGGCGTCGATGTTCTCTTTCCCTGAGAAAAATGCCTTGATCTTCTCCTGCGCTTCATTCTCGGATGAAACGGTGGATTTCTGCATGAGGCTGATGGTGCGCCCTTGCTCTTTGATTATCTCCCGGATCTCGTCGATGGATTTCGTTTGATCGAGAGCGTCTACTTTGTCTTCGATAGCCTTCATTTTGGCCTCGAAGTCTGCTTTGCCGATAAGCCCCGACTTGTATTCATCGAGTATTCCTTTCAGCTCTTTCTTGATGTCGTCGTTCATGTGTGAATTGGTTTAGTTAAACAATGTTTTTCTGACTATTTCGATGATTTCAGTGTCATCCGAAGATTTGTTGCCCAGGATGTTTAGGGCGCTTTTGAGGCTGTTGCAAAGTGCTTCAATCCTGTTTCCTCCTGCGTCCGAAAGGTCGCATTTGCGCAGGATGTTGTTGAGCTCTTCTTGATAGGCAATGATGTCCTCTACGCTTTGCAAGCCCTTGACGTCAAGAGCTGGGGTGAAGGGATTACATCCGGCGAACACGGTGCTGTACTCATACTTGAGCTGCAGCTCTGCGATGTCATCTCCCACAATAGCATCGTTATGGTTCTTGTTGAGAACCCGGTAGCAGTAGGAGTGTTCGACATCTCGTTTCTCGTCTGCGCAATGCTTATAGTACTCGAATATATCATGCCCAGCGGCCTTACCGAGTATGAGTTTGCTCTCGACGAGGGCATATTCATCTGTTTCCCATGCTTTTCGAGGCGTCCCAACAACATGATCCAAGTCTTGTTTGTGGTCGATGCAGTGTTTGATCCGGGACATATCTGCAAACGACTTAGTAAACGCCCCTTTGCGCACAATGTCTTCTGCATGATCCTCTTCGTTGAACTTTGATATGGCAATGACAACAACGCCCTGATCGCGTTTGATGTCGTCTATACTTCCCTTGAATGATTTTATTCTGTCTTCCATATTAGATTTGATATTTTAATAGTTCGCTTCTGCCTTCCTCTGGTGTCATTATTCCTAATTGTATGGCAGCTCCGATATAATTTACTGCGCTGTTCATGCATTCTGCCTGGTCTTTCTTCGAAGGCTGGAACATTTCCAAATGGTCGAAGAACGGCATGAATCCGAATCCTGTGAAGCCATATATCTTGTTGAGCACGCGCATGATGTTTTGTGCAGAAGGAATAATGTCATTCACGTAGAATTCGATCTTGGCCTCTCCGAAATTGCTGTAGGTGCTACCTTCTACGTCGAGCAGAATGCTGGGCACCTGGTATGTATAAGCGATGTCTTTCTTGCAGTTGCGCTGAATGTCTGTAAGCCCGAGGTCGGAGATCGTGGACGATACGGGGACAAAGGATGCCTTGTATGACGTAATGGCGATCTTGCATTTGTTGCGCATGATCCCGTATTTGTCCAATTGCTCACGGAGCGCTTCCTTGTCCTCTTTGGTGGCCGGCACGATATTATCGACCATCGGATCATCTGACATGAGGGATAGAATGCCGAGCATACCCCGGTTGACGAGCAATTCGTTTACGGCTTGGTAGGAGGCCAGGAAAGTGTTGACAGGATACTTGAGGGCGACAAGCCGTGAAGTAGCGCCCCCAATCTTGTTAAGCGCGTAAGTTACGTCGTTTACAACGAACATCTCCTCTTTGGGGATCGTCAGGTTTATCCCGCCCCCAAGGTTTATGGTGTAATCACGGATATCGGAGTTGGGTGCAAACGAAGGTATGGAGGATGGTACCTCGTTTTCCGTAACCATGAGGTTAGGTATTACATACAATTCGAAATCACTCTTAATTCCGACCAAAGGTACCTTCACAATATAAGCCTTACCGAATATCTGAGAGAAGAACTCGATCATGCAAACGAATTCCGAAAGGGTTTGGTAGGGATTGGGGTGGTTAATCCGCTCGAACTCACGCGGCTTTTCAATATCTTCCCCTTTGTCGTCTTTCGCCCAATACCGGGCATCCGATATGGCGGATACTTTCTTCGTGATGATAGAAGCCAAAATAGAGCATGACGCGAATGCGCGCGCCTGCCCGTCCGGTGTGGAGGTGTCGATAAACCCATCCTTCGTCCCGAGCAGATTTTGCACGTCCCGCAAGTCTATGTATAGGCTTTGCTGCGGGTCTCCGGTCTTTTCGGAACATTTAGACATCTTTATTTCGTATCCAAGGAGTTTCATGCGGCAATATGATTGCGGAATGCAGTCATCACGACATATCGGGCTGCATCCCAAAGGTGATTATTCTTGTCTACGGGTTTATTTATCGCCAGCCCGTTTATAGAATCCCACACATAGGTATTGGCTTCGTTTTTCATGTTCTTGGTCTTGACGCAGTGGATGCGGAAGTTTTTCATGTAGGATATACCGATGGTTATACTATCCTGGAATTTCTTGGCCTTGACTACATTCAACCCTCGCAGCTGAAGGGAACGCACCATACCTTCTGGGTTCTTGGCGTATTTATCCGCACTGTCTGCTATGGCATATCCTTGTTTACCGAGAATTGGGGCCACGATGTTATACAATACCTCGGGATCGTCTACGGGCGAATAAAAGCGTTCATGCAGATATAAATCACGCCCTCGCACTCCGACATGAATAATAGCCGTCGGATCATTTGTGAAGCCGAAGTCGATGCCATAGGCTGTATATTCCAAATCGTCCGGAAAACTGTCGATCCAGTCTATGTTGGGGAATATCAATCCTTCCTGCGCCGCGCGCTCCCCGAGACCGTATACCTTCCATCTGAATTCGTCGGCGGTTCCTGCTGCGATATTTTCCGGCGTGGGTTCGTAACTTTCGATAGTCCTGCGTACGCTGTCAGGGCAGAAAGGATTGTCCTTGTAGGTTGTTTTGGTGAATATGGTATCCGGCTGCCCTTCAAGCTCAAAAACCCAGTGTTCCGTATACTTAGGGTTCCAGTCGCCGATAATCATGGTTGTACAACGCATCGTGATGTTATTGAACTGCGCCGGCGATATGTCGTCCAACATTTCGTTGAAGTATATGATGTCGCAGTCGTGCCCCTCCTTCACATCCATCTTGTCAAGTCCACGGAACCGGATGATGCTGTCGCCTATGTGGTATTCGGGGAGTATCTTCTCGCTATACATGCTGTCGGGATCATATATCCCGCGGCATTGTAGTTTCTTCTTGAAGTCTCCCAATGCCTTTTCCTTGCAGTCTTGCAATGTGGAGCGGTAGACATAGATTTTATATGCACCATCACCCGCAGCACAGATGTCATACAGGAAGTCGAAGGTGTCGAAAGTCTTCCCCGAACGGGAGCTCCCCTCGTTGAATATGCGTAGTACGACGCCTTTATTGCGGTACTTGCGGAAGAAGTACAGCATGATCTTGTAGACCTTGCCCCGATATGTGCGTGCATCAAGCTCCATTTTCATTCGTGCTTTGTTTGCCGATGGACTGGATGATAGATGCAGCTTCCGGATCAAGTATGACTTGTACCGTCTCCCGAGGCTTGTTGATGCTCTCGCCGTTGGTAGTTATATCCTGTTTTTCGGCGAGGCCTTGAAGCCGGGCAACTATATTTGGATTGTAGGCTCCAATAAGCGCCCCTTCAATCTGGGACTTTGCGAAAGTCGCGCGTGCGCGCGTTGTGACACTCAAAAATTCGTCTTGTTTCTCGTATGCTCTAAAGGTGTTTTCGACAATTCCGGCAAATACGCAAAATCCAACCAGTGTAAGCGGCCTTTCTGTGGGAACTGAAATTATTTCCCCTGCCGACACCTTGTTAATAGCTAAAGGATGATTTTCTGCCCATTCAATGTATTCCTCCAGTTTAGCTTCAAGCAATTCAGGTGTATATACGCAAGGACGGCCCACTTTGCGGGTGGGCTTGATGGTGTCGTTCGCCTTTGTGTCTTTTACACTCTTTGCCATAAATGAAGGTCTGCCGACGGATGCGCCAACAGACCTTCTGCTACGATAGCAATGTACTTTCGATGTTCGGCCGTTGCCTGCATCCTCACAGGCTTACAATGCAAAGATTTCGACGGATATTTAAATAACAATGGAAAATGATGAAATATTTTGAAAAAAATATTCTTGGGCGGATTGTTCTAAAGGTTTGTGTTTTCTCTATAAGGGAACCTTATTTTGGCGGCCTTCATTGTCCTAAAGGTACAAAAAAGCCCCGGTTATACGGCCGGGGCTGATGTTGAACGAACTTCTCACTATTTATTCATGTAGTCAATCAAATCCTGCGCAGGACATCCCATTGTCCGCAGATTGTTCTTGATAATTCCTATCGGGATGGGATTTATATGCGTCTGGAATATGACAGGACGAAGCATGCCCTTCTTGCACCATTTTTCATGGCCGCCTTTGATGCCGCCATATTCCCATCCCAAGTGCTTTAGGAACCGACGAAAATCCGCAATGTCAATATTCGATAAAGCACCCATTATGCACAAGGAAGCGTTATATTCTCCCGAATAGTCCTGTATGCTTTGTTATCGACAATATCTGCCAGCTCGCTGCTTCGGGTGATAAGATCGCTCGTCTTTGGAGGCTGTCGCTTTTTCCATCCATAAGATTCGAGCAGCGCACTAAGAGTTCCCTCAGATATAGCGTACTTTAAGATTTCTTCAAGCATGATTTCAAAAGACCGTCTTGCCTCCTCCTCGCTATTCCCGTATCCGAGAATATCAAGGGCAGCGCAATAGGCATAGTAAATCTTGTCCTCCTCATAGAGGATGACGGCCAAACTTACGCTTATGCCAGTACCTTCTTTCATTGGATAGCTTCCATTAAATTGCTGCGCTTTCATCGTTGGGATGGTAGTTGTTATGCAAATATAACATATTTCATGCTAAAAAACGCACAAAGGTAGTGAATAATTATATACTTTGAGTAAAAAAGCCCCGACTGTGTGGCCGGGGCTGAAAGGTAGGGGAGGGATTACCAGTCTTCTACATCTCCGCCTGTTATCCCATCTTTAATGGCTTTCTCTAATTGATTCTTCATTGCAATCATATACATACAACAAGCACAATACGCTTTTGCTCCAGCTTTCCGGGATAATCCAGCAGCGGCATCAACAAAGGGGAAAACTGCTTCCGGTTTGTAAATGCCCATTGTTGTCGAAACATTCCCAGACATTGCCCCCGCAACACCTCCTCTATTTACTGATTCATATTCTTGGATGGTTGTAATAAGTCGGGCTCGACCATCTTTAATATCTATCCGAAAGAGAACATAGGCGCTGATTTCATAACTAATTGCAAATCCGACCTGTTCTGCAATGTTTTTCAAATAACCTTTCGCGAGTATAGTCCCCGCATCTTTTTCATTTAATTGAATTACTGATTTTCCTGAATTAAATGTGTGAACGAACCATGAGTTAGTTTGAATGTATATCTGATCTTTAGATAACGATGGTGCTTGGATAATGTTAATCATTGATATGTTGCCGTTGTTGTCTATACCGGCAACTTGATCCCTAAAAAATAGTGCCGCGCTCAAATAATCAATATTCCCATCATGGTTACCATCTAAAATATCTAAAATGTCAGCATATTCGTTTTTACTATACGAAACGCTTTCATACGAATTAAGGTTCATCAGCTTATCAAAAGCCTGTGATTGCATTTTCTCTCTTTCCGCTATAGACGCTGCTTTTGCCTCTTCATTTAACCTATTTGATTCCAAGTCGTTAATTTGCTGTACGGCCTGACGCCCATATTTTTCTATAAAATCCTTTTTCGGCACGTATGATTTCGTTTCTGGGTCAAAATAAAGTTGTTTCCCTTCATGGATAATAGCCAAACTTGCAACATTATGCGCGGCAATTATTTCTTGCGCCTTTTTAAGGTTATAAGGCTGCTTCGCATTGACATTATAGGTAATACCTAAAGTAATAATTATTAGTAAAAGTTTTTTCATGAGTTTATGAATTTACCCCTATCGAAATGAGTTGGTAAGAAAAGAGTAAAAAATATTTGTGCTATTGAAATAATCCGAAGTTTTTATGTTTTGGTCTGCGGGCGCCCCGGTCATTTTTAAAGGAGACCGTAATCTCCTTTAAATGTGTAGCTCGATTATATGGATCTTATTTTGGGTGGTTCTATTTTATCATATTGCTTCCGCTCTAATGAAGATGGCATTAGTCTAATTAGAATACCGCTATGCCTCTTTTTTTTGGGCGACATCGCCCTTGCTTTTCGCTCTCTCTTCTCGGTACAGGTCAATTAAAGCCCCGTTTTGCCGAATCAACTCCTCGTTTTGGCGGAGTAGTGAATCTAAGAATCTCTCCATAGTTTTTGGGTTATTTAGTTCAGCTTTCGTTGGCGTGACGTCTTCGCCTCCTTGGCTGACAGGTTGGTCGGTAGTTTTGAGCATTGACCCTTTTTCGGTCAATAGCCAATCTTTGTTTAGATTGTTGTTTAGGTTGCAAAGTCTTGTTATAAAGTCTTCAGGTCTTTTGTTTGGAGTATTAACCACTTGAGAGAATGCAGATTTATTAGAATAACCCATAAGAACCCCAATTCCTTCTTGGTTTTTAGCGATTCCAGTCCCTATAAGCCATTTTATAGCTTTTTTTATTCTCTCAGTATCAGTCATTTGTAAAATAAACTAAAAATAGTTTAGTATTTATTTGTTTGTGTGCTAAACAAAGTTTATATTTGCAATGTAGAACTAAACTACACCGCAAAGGTAGAGTGTTCTACACCGATAAACAATGTAAAGATATACAAAAATAATTGAAATAACCAAATCCGAAGGGGCAAAATATTGTGCCAATAGGGTTTATGCAAAGTAATACCGGAATATCAATCCCGCAACCACTAATATAAAGGAAATATATGCAACCCACTCACAAACCGAAAAGAACCACGATTTACCGACGCTGGAAATTGTTCTGTATTCGCCGTCAACGAGCAAAGCGTCGTCGGCAGGAATCAATAGCGTTTTTTTCAAGGCGTCAAATCGTTCTTCGATCCTGCGCATCAATTGGCTTGTGGCGCGAATATTTTGATACAGAGAGCCCAGAAGAGCGAGCAGACATATTCCGTTCAGCAATACTGTCGCAGTGTTTAGATACCAGATGGCGCGATCGGGGCCGCAACATCCTGTGTCGGGGCTACTGCCCGATATGGAATCCCCCAGCGAACAAACAAGAGTCAGAATCGTTGCCGCCGCAATAAACATGGTAGAATGTACACGGTATTTCCAGATTGCGGTCTGATCCAATAATTCGCTATGTTTTTGTACAAGTGAATCAGCGTATCGGAGGATTTCTTTGTGACGCTCTTGCATGTCTTACTGGTTCTTTGATGTCAGGTTTTTTATGGTTTCGGAAAGGTTCTCGATAGTGCGCTGCTGGGAGGCCGACATGTTATCGCCTGGCGCGTTCAATTCGTAGCCTATCATTTGAAGGATGCTCTCAATTTCCGAGTAGTTATCGGTTAACCGTTTTATTGTTCTACTCACATTTTGAGGTGCTATTTTAAGTTTTTCGGCAAGTTCTCTCTTAGTTACACCGCGATCCCGCAAAATTTTTTCAATATCCAAACTCATATAAACCAACTTGTTATGAATTTATAATTAAATACCGAGCAAAAATAATCGCGAATTAATTTGATGATAATCGAATTGTGATTATATTTGCATTGTGATACACCGCAAAGGTATAGCCAACTACCGATAATTAAAATGTAAATATATACAAAAAAACAATAGCGCCATGAAAACTTACGACAAAAGCAAGATTCTGAAGAATGCGTGGTACCTGAAACGGGTGCAATCGTCGATGACCTTTTCGGCCTGCCTGAAAAAAGCATGGCGCAATGAGAAGTTGGCGATCATGACGGCGAAGATCGAGAACCGCCCGACGGAGCAGCCGAAGGCCACGGAGTACCGCCCCGAGCTGTTGACGGTGCCGTCAGATTTCTATGGCGTTCGCGGAATGTACTATGGAGGCTAAAAAATAACCATACAATGAATGAGTTGATCAAAACTATTGACCGCCTGGCTACACTACTCGAGGAGCAAGCCGCCTGCATCGAACGAATAATGGCGATACTGGATAAATAAACAAATCTATGAATACTCAAAAGAACGACATCGAACGCTGCGCCTTTGTAAAAGGCTACAATATCATCCGTGCTCGAAGAAAGGGCCGTGACCTTGCCAGCATTGCAATGGACGAAATCAGTCAGGCATTAAAAGATGGCGGGCTGTCGAACAAGGCATTTCACAACCGCAAATACGGCTATGTGAACCACACCCCCACGGAGCGGGAGAAGATAGAGCAGATTTTCATGAAGTGGGGTGTAGATAGCCCCTGGGGTTTGGCATAGGACAATGAAAACCGACACCATACTTAGTAAGCGCGAGCGTGAGGTGATAAACCTTGTAGTATTGGGCTACTCAGCTCGGGAGATCGCAGAGCGGCTTAACGTCATCTACCAGTGTGTGGCGAATCATCTGCAAAGCATCTACGACAAGACGGGCTGCAAGCGAACATTGCATGCACTTGTCACCTGGTATTTCACGCAGAACTTCGGCATCACGCTTAACATATCGGAAATGACCCGGCGGGTCGGAGCGGCGATTCTTCTCTGCCTGTTCTCGGTTGAATTATTGGGTTCCAGCTTTGAGTGTCGCATGATGCGCCGAGCAAGGCGTAGAGCTGACGATATAGAGCTACTTACGGTAATTGAGGATTAACCACGGACTTTAAACACAAAACATACCCACCATGAAAACAATTTATCTCTGGGTTTCAGACAAAGGCTGGACACCCTTTCAGTACAATGAACTTTC